TCTTAAACTTACATTAATTAATGCACTCATAATATTTGTTTTTTACTTTGCCTACTCTATTCAGTTTTCGGCTACCCTGTTTATTTATCAATATGAATTAAAAAACTTATTTTTCTTTTTATTGTTGGATATTTACTAATTAACCATAAACTTAAATCATCTTCTTCATAATTATCTATATGAAATTCTGCATAAGTATGTGTTTTATGTCCGTTAAATATTTTGTTCCTTTGTAAGTGTTCAGGGATTTCTGATAACTTAATTACTGACCTTGTTATTTTTTTCATATCTTATTTCTTTTTAACTTCTTTAAATTCAATTAACCCATCATTTGAAGTTCTTTTTAGAACTATACAGGTAGTAAAATTAGCCCAACTAAAATACTCTCTTTCAATTTCCCAATTAGACCATTTTCTATTCCACCATTTTTTTATTTCGTCTAACATATCTTATTTGTTTTTAAATGTTTCGTTATAGTATTGTTGTGCGTCTTTATATCCTGAATCACAAATTTTTACATCATTCCAAGCATTAATTATCTGTTGCTTTTCCATTTCTTTGGCTTGTTCTAAAATTTTATTTATTTTATCCCATTGGCTATTATATAATTCTAATTCAGTATCTAATTCATACTTTAACCATTCTACTGCTGTTTTCATATCTTATTTGTTTTTAAATTGTTCAAATAACCCATCAACTGAATAATCTTCTGATTTATACCTCCAAAGTACATTTTCTCCAGTTTCTTCATCTTTAATTAATTCACAGTTATCCATTAACCAATAGACAAACTCTCTTGTTTCTTTTTCCATAATATATTTATTTTTATATTAAATTATTTAAAAAATCCCATCTTGTATTAGCTTCTTCTAAAGTTTGATGAAATGTTGTTTTTTTGTTTTTTCTTTTAACTGTGTAATAATTATAATTATTTGGTTTAAAATCTTCATTACAAGAACAATCCTTAAAACATTGGCAACCTGAAAAACTTGTAGTTCCTGTATGGTTATACATTACATTTAAATTATTTTCTTTTATAATTTTTTTAGCCATATCTTATTTCTTTTTAAATTGTTCAAACCAATTTTTTATATCAGTAGGAAGTACATAAGGACATTTAATTAATAATTCAAGAACTTCTTCCTCACTAAACTTATTCTTGTCTTGTTCTTGTTGCCATTTAGCACCAAAATTTATAAAGTATTCAGCTTGTTTTATCTCTGAAATATTAGAAAAGAAATGATTTTCTAATTCTTGTTTAATAGCTTCTTCAAGTGTTTCTTGTTTGAAAAAATCATCACCATTTGGTAAATTTGCCATAATTTCTTTTTCATTGGTTCCTATTGGCGATGAAAGGTCAAGCGATTGAACTTCATAGTGAGAGAAAGCTAATGCAGTACTTCCCCTTGTAACGGGATTATTCTGGTTTACTTGTTTATATTCTTTGTAAACATATACATTCTCACTTTTAGGATTCTTAATAAACCATTCTAAAAACCCATCATCAATAGCTTGTACACCATCTTTGATTAAGTCTTGGTCTGTTGTTAGGATGATTTTTTTACATTCAGCAGAATAACTAAATCCTTTAGAGTGGAATATTTCGTTTGATTTTTCTCCAACTCCTTTTACTTTTAAAACTTCTTGTGTTTTTAAGTGAAAAGCATAACCATATTTAATTTCTTCATCAGAAGTGATGTAGATGTGTTTATTGAGGTTAAATTCATTGTTCTCTGCTAATTCAATCAATAATATTAATATATCATTTTTAGCTTGAATTAGTCTACTTGGTTTGTCTGTTGGTAATACGTGTATGTTTCTCATATTTTATTTATTTTACTTTTAACAATTCGTCTTTTACGGCTTTGGCTAATTTATACTTTTTTTCAATAGCTTCTATATTTCCACCACTTTTTAAGTATTCAATTGATTTAGTAAATTCAGGTGTATTTTTATTTAACCATTTTTTATCGTCAACTAAATCAGCTATTTTGATACCGCTATCGTGTTTGTTTACAGCATCAGCATCTTGTGTGTCGTCAATTAACAATAGGTTACCTAAAGCATACTTTTTAGCATAAGAAGAAGCTGAACCAAATTGTTGTGGCACTTGCATTCCTTTTTGATTTAAGTCTACACCTACAATAGCAATAGCTGATAGTTCATTAATTCCATTGTTGTCATATACTGTAGCAGTAGATTCCATTATAGGTAAATCTGAACCTACGTTAATTAATCTTTCTGTAATGGTAAAAGATACACCATACTTTTCGTTGAATGGTTTTAAACCTTCTAATATATCTTCAGCACTTCTAAAGTTATATTTTCCAAAGCTATTGAACCTTGACTTGTTTGCTTTGAATTCAATTTGAATTCTGCTTAATTTTTCGTTTAATGATAACTCTTTCATAATTAATTTTGTTTTAATTGGTAAATTTGTTGTTTGATTAATGTTTTGTACTCTTGTGTAATTCCTTCTTCTAATGCTTCAAAGCAATATGTAGATAGTAAATTGTTTTCCTGTTTTAGTTTGCAAATTTCCGCTTGTAGTGCTTCTATTTGAAATCTGTTAAAGTCGATTAAATCTTTCATATATTATTTCTTAAATGTTTCGTTATAAAATTCTTCCATACTCCAATCTTTTTCTTGAATTGTCATTAAACAACATTTAGTTGCAAAATATCCAATATTTTCTTTTTCTATTTCTTTAGCAAGTTTAAATAAATTAGGAATAAAGTCTTTACTAATACCTATTCCATAAGTCATATTATTAAAACAAATATCATTATATGCTTTTTCTATAAATTCTACTGCAGTTAATTTTTTATCTTTCATCTTATTTTACTAATATAAAGTTTACTACTATGAAAGCTGATAAAGCAATCATTCCAATAAATACACAAAAGTTTTTTGCATCGTTTCTAAATTGTTTTTCTTCTCTTGACATAATTTCTGTTTTTAAAATTGTTATTTGTTATTGTTTGATGAAGCAAATATATAACACGTTTTTTAATATGCAACTATGATTTCATTTTTTAACATAATTTTAACACTTTTGCCAAAAAAAGGGCTACCGTTTAAAGTAGCCCCAACATTAACCAAATTATAAAGAGAATCATCAGAAAAGAAATGTCAAGAAGAAATAAGACCTGAATAGTAAGCAATCATATCTGCTATTTCTATATCGTCAAATTTACGTATTTGTTTGGATTGAATCATCAGTTCATCTGCAAAGTTATCACCATATTGTAAACAAAGGTTTTTACCGAATTGAAACTGCATTCCCTGATTGGCAATATTACACCCATAACATTGAACTTGCACATTGTATTCATTCCAACGTGTTGAGTAGTGTCTACGTGATGCGAAATGCCCTGCTTGTAGTTTCTTGTAATGGTCTTTTTTACCACAAGTATAACATTCTGCAATTTCATCTATAGCATACCTTGTTCTTATATATATAGAAAAAACTTTATCAAGCTTTTCTATTAATGATTTGCGTGTAGGTTTTTTAGGTTTCTTTTCCATATTCAAATGTAATTAATAGATATTAACAATTTGTAAATAACTTTGAGTTTTTATCTATTTACTATGTCGAAAAAAACAACTAACTTTGCCTTTTTCTCAAAACTTAAACATTTTAATTTTTAAAAAAAGAATTAAATAAATAGACAAAATCAAAATAAGATTTGAAATACAACTAAATAAGTAAACAAGAACAAAGAATTACAACAAGGCGAATTGTGCAAACTTATCTACCCTGACCTGCGTATTTTTTCTTGTAGTTTTTACTGCTTTTAAGTGATGAAGTTTTAGACTTTGAATGTACACAAGGTCTTGATATTTTAACATCTAATTTAGCAGATACTTCAGTTTGTTTTTTAGCCATTACAGAAATAATTTATTTTTAATTTGTCTATAGATATACATTCCTATTGGAATAAGTAGAAGCCACAAATAAACAAAGTAATTAGCTTTTTTATCTATGTGCTTTTCTTTTACATTTTTAGTTTCTTGCTTTGATTTAGAAACTTGTTTTAAAACGTTTTTAGATACCTTTTTAGTTGAAGTATCTACAATTACCTTATTGTGTTTTTTGTACTTTAAAACAACGTTAAAATAGCTTGTGCCATCTATTACAATAGGTAAACTATCATTCAATGGTTTAATTTCTAATTCTGTAGTATTTTCTGTAAAATAAACATTTTTGTTTATAATTGAAGTGCTATCTATTTTTGTGATAGCTGTAGAATCTGTATTGGTTTTAGTTTCTATTTTAGAAACATCTACCTTTCTTGAAGCACAAGAAGTAATTAATAAAAGTAAAGCTAAATATTTCATTTTGTAAAGTATAATGCTGATTCAGCAATACGTCTATTTGTTAAACCATTTAAGACTTTACCATTTGCTTTATTCCACTTTAAAAACTCTTTAGCTATATTACCATCATTTGGGTTGATGTTAACCAATTTTAACAAAGTAGATTTTTGAAAGTTACCCATACCTACATTATAAGCAAATGCAGTTAAAGCGTTTAGTTGGTTTACAGTTATGTTTGTTTTAACAAGTTTTAACACATCAGCAGCAAATTCGTCTGCAGTATGTGCTAATATTTCATTAGCGTATTCTCTTGTAATTTGTTTGTCTGTAATTTTAACTTTAGTTCCATTAGGATAATATGTGTTACCATACCCAATAGTAGAAATACCTGCAGGACATTTGTAAGGTCTATCACTATACCCTTCAAACTTTTTTATTAACTCGTAACCTTTATCGCTTAATTTCATTGAAGTCTGCTTTTATTTCTTTAGCCCTGTTAAATGCTGTTTTTAATAATTGCCAAATATCAATTTTAAATGATGCTTCAATGTTTTCTTTAATAGATACTAATTCAACAAAGATTAAAAGAATAGCGCATATTTTAGTAAACATAAAACCGAATCCAAAAGCGTGTTGGATAAACTCGTTTAAAACAAATTTGTCAATTAAAAAAAGGAACACTATACATATTTCGTATAATGCCATTTTAGATATTACATTACTCAATTTTCTACTTCTTATTGATTCTATACCTTCTAACTTTATGCTTTTAAATATACCTGTGAAAGTATCTAAAATTATTGCACTACCTACGGCTATTAATAAACCGTAGATAGGTACAAATAATAAAATTAATGAAGCAAAAAAATAATTAATGTATTTCATTTTAAATGTTTATTCTTATTCTTCTATTACTTCTTCTTTAGGTGCTAATGTATTAATAGCTTGTGCTACTGCTACTGCATCTGCCAATTGTAATAAACCACCTTTTTGTGCTAAATGTGCTACTTGTACTAAAATTTCAATTGCTTGTTTAGTTTCCATAATTGTTTGTTTTGTTTAATTTTTATTTGATTTACTTAAAAATAACATAATGTTACTTTTGTTTTTAGTTTTCAAATGGGGGTTGTAATGTTACGTTAACAGGGTTAATTATCAAGTCCAATTGCTTGTCTAAATTTTCCTCCATTGCAGGTACATCTAATGTAGCTTCTAACCATCCACACACTTGGTCTTTAGTTAGTTCTTCATAAGGTGTAAAATCCTCACCTGTTGGCAAAGGCATAGAAGTAGCCCCATACATATCTGTATAAACACCATCTTTTTCTGCAGCATATCGCCAATGAATTGTAATTACTACATCGTTTAAATTACCATCTTTTTTGATACATTCCATCGCTGAAATAATCCACTTAAATATTGTCATATTATTTATTTTTTAAAATTTCTATTTCTGCTTTTAACTCTTTTACTGAATTTATAAGAACGTATATAATTTCATTTGCATTAAAACTTAATAGTTCTGTTTCTTCCTCATCATCATCGTTAAGTTTAGCTTTAAATGTCTTTATAGTATTAGGTAATACTTCTTGCATTTCTTGAGCAATTATACCTACGTTATCTTTAGTTATTGAGAACCCTGCTTTACCATTATAATCATAGTAAACGGGATTTACTTGCATTAACTTTTCTAAACCATCTGTATAAGGTCTTACATTTTCTTTTATTCTAATATCAGAAGATACTGTCCATAATGGAGAACCCGGTTTAGCTGCTGAATCATTTGATAATTGTAATTGAAATGAAGGACTTGTTGTGCCTATACCTATATTTCCGCCTGTTGTTATATATAATCTATCAATCCCACTTGTTGCAAAAGCTAATGGTGTATATCCACCTGTATTACCATAACTTGATGAAATTCTTGCAATACTACCCGTATGTGAAACAGATATAAAATCATCATTAGTAGAAGATAAAACACTTAAACCTTCATAATCTAAAGCCCCTGATTGTTTAACTAATAATTTTACATTTCCTAAACCTGAATTTGTTGATTGTCCTATAATAACATTTGTACCATTATCATAAATCAAAGAATTACCTAAAGCAGTTGAACCCGTAAATTTAGGTAAGTAATTAGTAGTACCTGAACCTGAAATACCCGCAGAAATAGTCCAACTTCTATCTGCACTTAAATCATAAGCAGTTCCGTTTATTGTTAAAGTTCTTGATGTTGGTACATAAGTACTATTATCATAAGAAATAGTAGTACCTGATATTTTAACAAAACCTGTTCCACTTAAAGCGGATTGTTTTCCGTTAAAAGTATTCCAATCAGTTGAACTTAAATAACCATTTGAACTTGTAGTTGCTTGTGTTATAGAAATAACAGGCGATGTTCCACCCGTTGAACCTAAAGGCAAAGTAGCGGCTACTGATTGAAGATAAGTATTAGTATCTACACTACCATCAGCTTTTAAGAATTGTGAACTTGTACCACCTGATTTAATGAATTTAGTTCCTGTAATTTCACCTAAATAATTAACTGCAAAATTAGAAGTTCCATTATAAGAACCTTCATACATATTACCAAAAGAACCAAGTGTGTTAGATACACTAAATGCTTTTCCTGAACCATTATTAGCTACATAAAAAGAAATACCATTAGAACTATTTTCTGAATAAATACCATATCCATTTCCGCTAATATTAGAACGAATACCAATGTCGGTAGTACTATTAAAAGTCTTTCTACCACTAATAGTTTCATCACCCGTTTTATGTACTACACTTGAATCATTAGCAGGTGTATATCCTAAAATTGTAGATATAGATTTATTTTTCCATAGTTGAGAACTACTTTCGTAAGTCAATACATCTTTATCAGTTAAAGAAGTAAATAATACATCACTACTTTCTGAAAGTTCTTGTGTGTTTTGAATCTTAACTAATATAGAACCATTACCACCTGCTTTTTTAATTACATAACCAATCAATACCAAATGTGCAGGACTTGTTGGTTTAGTAGTTGTAAAAGCACCTGCAGTAGTTGACAACCAAAGTAAATCTCCTTCGTCAAAATCTAAAGTATTTAAGCCATTTATAATTCCACTTGTAGTAATAAAACCATCAGCACCGTGTGCAATTGATTCCGTAACTACACCAATAGTAGCTGCTGAAGTAGTTTCTGATGTTGCATTTGCTAAACTTACACTTGGTAAATTACCCGTAGAACCTGTAACATAAACAACCTGACCATCAGTTAAAGTTGAACCCGTATTATTATGTACTAATATTCTTTGTTCTTGACCTATCTGTAAAGTAGTATCGCCATCGCCATCAATTAAAGCAGCAGTTCTATTTGCAGAATCCCAAAAAATAGTTCCTACACCTGTAGGAGTTGAAGTAGGTGTTGTATCTAAACCTAAAAATCCCGCTGTTAATCCATACTCACCAAGATTAATATTACCTGTAGCACCCGTATAAGGTACTCTTAAATTTAAAGCATTAACTAAATCAGTCTGTGAACTTAATGTTCCCGTAATTGCACCCCAAACTGCAGTATTATCAGTAATTTCTACATAAATAGAACCTGTCCATCTAAAGATATGATTGTTATCAATAGTGATATATATCTTTCCTGACTCACCTGTAGCAGGTAAAGCAGCGTAATTAGCTACTTCAATAACATCATCTACGTAAGATGGTAATTGTGAAGAAGGTACTTTACCATCAACTAAATCAGCTTTTAAATCTAAAGCATCTTGTAAATCTTCTTGGTCTGATAGTGTGCCTAAAATAGTTCCCCATTTAGCGTATGAACTACCTTTATTTACATTGATTTCAATTACAGTAGGTGTTATGTTTAAAGTAACTTCATCTGTATTGTCAATTACACTAATATCTACAATTTGGTCGTTTGGTTGTGCAGTAACTTCAATATTGTTTACAATTTCAGTTACACCAATAGTAATATCATCACCCATTTTTTTATCTTGTTACTTCGTTAGTAATATTAAACCCACCTTGTACATACGTTTTAACTACTCCACTCGCTAAAGTAATTTGTATATCATAAACATAATTGTAAACAGGAATGTCTATAATTTGTGTGTTAATTTTAAATTCCCCATTCGTGGCATTTGTAATAGTAATACCTGCAGAAGAAACTGAAGTAAGAGATAAAGCAGCAGCAGTATCTGAATAACATTTGCGTAACTGCATTTTAATAGTTGCACCTGTTAAATTAATAACCGTATCGTTAATCTTTAATTGAAAAGGAACCGCATCAAAAGTGTCCCCTTTTATATGTGTAAATTGTAAACTCATTTTTTATCTTTTATTTTATTTAAAAATAGTTGCAGTTTTTTTACGTTTACTGCTTTAGGCTTATAAGTTTCTTTTTTTATCATAGTACCCAACTTACAAAGTTAGCTTCCGAATCAGGGAACATATCGCCATTTGAATTAGTGTTATATTCAGGAAACGTAGCTGTGTTATAACAGATGTAATCTAAAAACCTGTTTGTATAGTGTTGCGCTACATCACGTTCTTTTTCAATCAAGAAATCTACTTCATTCTTTTCTACGTTTGTACTATTTTCACTATTGTGTTTATATACACCTTTATTAGCTATTGTATAAGCCGAATAAGGCAAATATTCTACCATAGCCCAATGTATTACCATTGGCTTGATATACTTGCTTAAAAGCGTTGTATATGGACTTGCTAAAGTACCTGCTACGATATCATCGTTTATTTTATCATATAGTTTAGTTCCTAAATAGTTTTGAATATGAATATCCTGTGCTATTTTTACAAACCCTATAAATTTGTCTACGTCAAGATTACCACTAATTGCAGTAAACTTAACTATGTCTTCTCTTGTTATAAAAAGTGCTGATGCCATATATTTAATTTGTAAATCCCATTTTATCCCAATACTCTTTTGTGTATCCTTTGTAATCCATATCAGCAGGTTTCATAGATACTTCTTTGTCGTTTCTTACTCTATAGCCATATTTTTCAGCAGTTGCAATACTTAATGGTTTTGCATTTGGATTTGTTGGGTCTATTTTAGTTTCAAAACTTGCATAAGTTCTACGCATCCATTTATGTAAGCATCTCGGTCCACCTTTGTATAGCCATATATCGTAATTAGCTGCACCATCTTTTCCAAATCCTGCATTAACTTGCTGACTTGCCATAGCCACAATATCTTCTTTACGATATACTTTATTGGCATTTACCATTTTATTGCAGAATTCTCTTTCTCCTGTTGGATTACCACTATAAACATAACGTGTAATAAACTGAACTCCATCAATGTTTTTATCTTGTTCAGATTTAGCCGAAGGTCTTGCAGTTCCTGTTGTAGCAAAATTCCAAACTTTTGAAAGTAAACTTTGTTCTTTTTTATTTTTGTTGTTTAAAGCTTCAATTTCTGCATCTAAAGCTTCTTCAGAATCATAATCAACTTCTGTTTCATCAATTAAAAACCATTCGTCACTTAATTCTTCTCCTTTTTCAATTAATAAATCAGCTACAGATTGACTACTCATTTTAATACCTGTTTCTTCTTCAGTAGTTTCAGCATTCATTCCTGAAGCATCTACAAATTCTAAAGGTTGTATAGTCTTAAAGTATAATTTTAAGCTGATATCGTTTACTGCTAAAATTTCATCAATAGCAGCAATTAATTCAAGTTGGTAAGGTTTAATTACAATGTTATCGAATAACAAAGTAGCAGTTTTAATTTCATCTGCATTATTACCTAAACCACCGCCTGTATCACGAATACCTAAAAGCATTGGTGAAGTAACTCTATGCCCTACAATTAACTTTTCAAAACATTCTTTAGATAAATACTCATAGTGTGCAGGTGCATCATTTAAAGGTATATCTTCTACAGTAGTTTTACTTTCTGCATTAGCATTAAAGGCAACAATTACTTTTTCACCTCTTGAACCTGTTAGTTTACCTAATACGTCACGTTTGATTTTGTCACGCATTTCTTCAGTAGGTACACCATTGTTAAAGTTAATTACTTTTGTTCCACTAAATCCGTTTTGTACATCATTAATCAAATAATCACTTATTTCTTCTTCTAATTTAGCATAAGGTAAAGCACCTGAATAATCAATAGGAGTGTAATAATGGAATCCACTAACGTAAGGATGTACAACATACATTTCAACTTCATTACCATTTCCGAATCCAAACGCAGGAATTCTTTTAGCTTGTTCTGAAGGTTTCTTTTTAGTCCAATCAGGGTAATAATACCAAGCTTCAATTTCTCCTTTGTCATTACACTTTTCTGCTCTTAATGTATTCATTGGGAAATGGTCGATAGATTTAACTTGACCTTTTTCCATTACAACTTGCATAGCACCCATTCCAAGCATTTTACGCTCCATAGCTACTTTCTTCAACATATCACCTTTAATGATACTACGCATTTGTGCATATTCATTAGGTTTACGATTAGAATCTAAAGCATCCAATCCTTTACCATAAATCATATTAGTAACACCTGTGATAATAGCGTTGTTAGTTGCTGAATACAGATATCTATCAATCAAGTATTGAAAGTAGTTATTGTCTACTCCATACTCAATATAGTCTGATTTTTTGTTTTCTTGAATTACAGGGCTTGTATAAGCACTTAAATTTACAATTGATATATTACTCATAAATTATAAAATCGTTGTTTGTAGCGTGTGCTACATATTCATCCTTGTTTACTGTGTAATCTTTTAATACTTGATTTGTACAAAATACTTTATCTTTGTATACAACTTCAACACCGTTTTTAATAGTCAAATTGTAAAATGTATTTTCTTTTAAATCAAATATTTTAGAAGTAGATAAATAATAAGAATCTAATGTAAACGTTGCTGAAATAGTTTGTATTTCGTTAGTTGTTTCATTTCTTAATACTATCGTATCTGCTCCGTAATTTCTTGGAATAAATTTTAATACTTGTTGAGTATTTTGCTGTTTTAAAATAATCATTACATTTTTTCTTTAATAATTAAATAATTGTATATTTGTTTTTAAATAAATAAATTATGAAGACTTGTAATAAATGCAAAATAGAAAAATCTTTTGATATGTTCTATAAAAGTAAAAAAGGTAAAAATGGATTAACTGAAAAATGCAAAGATTGTCATAAAAAATATTGTGAAATAAATAGAGAAAAAATAAAAGAATATCAAAAAGAATATTCAAAGAAATATTATGAATTAAATAAAATAAAATTAATAAATAAGCAAAAAGAATATATAAAAAACAATAAAGAAAATAGAAAAAAATATCATAAAGAATATATGTTTAATAGGAGAAAATTAGACAAATTATTTAACTTTAATCATAATATAAGAAATATAATTTCAAAATCTTTTAAAAGAAATATTAATAATTTTGATAAAACAAAAAATACTGAATCTATATTGGGATGTACTATAGAAGAATTTAGGATATATATACAATCTAAATTCAAAGAAGGTATGTCAATAGAAAACCACGGAGAATGGCATTTAGACCATATTAAACCTTTGAAATTAGCAACTACTGAAGAAGAAATTATTAAGCTTAATCATTATACAAACTTTCAACCTTTATGGGCTATTGATAATTTAAGAAAAGGAAGTATATATTAAATAAAAAAAGGGACAACACAAGTTGCCCCAATTTCAATCAAAAAAACAAACAATTATGAACCTGAAACTACTGTGAATCCTGCTGAACTCAAAGTAGTAGTCAAGAAGTTTGCAGGTACAGGCTCTTGTCCTGATAACACTAATGTATATCCTGAAAGTCCGCCCATATCACCTGAAGTAACGATTGTACCACCTGATACTTCCATACCGTGTTCTAAACCTGCTAAAAACAAGTTTCCGTTGTTGTCTTCAACTACTACTTGTGGTCTACCATAAGAAAGTAATTTAATTTGTTTGTGGTCTACAATCGACAATTTCTTTAAAGTTAAGTTCAAAGTTTGTTCAAAGAATGTAGTTCCATTTTCTCTTGAAGAAGTAATTGCTTGTTCAAATGAACTATTACCTTTCAATTCATATTTGTATGCACTTGGAGAACCTGCAACGGCACTAATAGCATCTGTATTAGTTACGTCATAAGTTACATCTGTCATATCTCCCCAATTTACAAAGTAAACTGCCTTAAGACCGCCTACTGCGTCTTTACATTTTTCTGTTCTACCTAAAGCGATTTCACAAGCCATTTTTTATATTTTTATAAGTTAATTTTATATTCAAATCCTAATTCAAGTAAATGTATAGCATTACTACCTGTTTTTCTTTTTGTTGATATGCCTTTTTCTAAAGTCCTTATTAATGTGGTTACAGAACTTCTGTTATTATAACCCATAATCAAAGACAATTCACCCGTTGTAATCCATTCTGTAGAATCTATTTTTACAAGATATTTAGATTTAATTACTTTGGTATAGTGACTCACTTTTTTACCTTTACTACCTTTAGATATTGCAGATTTATGTTTTTCTGATAAATTATATCCTTTTTGTTTTTGAGAACCACCTGCTTGAGGATTTACATTATAAAATAATGAATTATTAGCACAATTAAAATAATTTAACCAATAATTTTCTTCTTCCCATCTATACTCATAAGGAACTTCTACTAAAATTTCTTTAGTAAAATTTTCTTTACCATATTTTTTTATTGCTTTTTTAATATATGTTCCACTACCTAAATAATTAGGATAATACCCATTAGTTGAACCAATGTATTTTTTACCATTTATTAGGTTTGTAGTGCAATATATATAAGCCATATCAATATTAAAAAAAAAGGGACAGGATTTACCCCATCCCTTTAGGTTAACTTTGCTAATATAATACTTTTTTAGTTAGCAGAATTAGTTATACCATACGTTACGATATCTTCAACAATTCCGTATTGAACTGCAGCAGTAAAACGCATTACTACACGTACATTTTGAGAACCATCTACAGGTGCCATATCAATTACTTGTACTTCATTTTGGTCAGATAACAAACCTGTACCAAAGAATAAGTTAGATTTTTCAGCAGCGATAGCGGTGTTAGAAGCTAATCCGTTTGCAACAAAGATTTTAACACCATCAAAAGATAATGAACCATTGTTAAACCATTGTGTTCCTTGATTGTTAGTACCATTAGCACCTAATCCTGAAGCACCAAATCCACCTAAAGCACGAACGTAAGCACGAGCGATATTTTGAGAAACATATAAGTACAAATCTTCTTTTCCGTACAATGCAGCAGGGATTGCATCAACAATCTTACCTAATTCAGCAACAACGTTAGAAGCAGTAACTGTAGTACCTGTAACTTCATTAGCAGTTGGCAAAGCAGCATCTAAAGCTAACAAAGTAGCCAATCCGTTGAATTCACCTGCATTAGCAGTTACACCTTTCCAAATGTTTTGTTCAGTTTTTTCAGCAACTTTAGCAGCAACGTGAGAAATCAAATAATCAGCAAAGCTTGGTGGCAATGAATCAAAAGCAGAATATCCCATAGATACAGCTTCCCAAGTTGCGTGAAAGTCTTTTTTACACAATTGTAAATTTACTTGGAATTCTTCAGGTTGGATAATTCTTTCGCTTAATGTTACAGTTGATGTAGCAGAAAAATCACAAGTAGCATCTTTAACGATAGCGTCAGTAGCAATTTTTTGGATTACAGATTTGTATTTAACATTAGGCATTACCTCAATTCCACCATTTTCGATAGTAGAAGCAGATAATAAAGCAGCAGAGATATATTTAGAAGCAAATTCTCCTGCATAAGTGGTAGTAATACTTGTAGTAGTAGCCATTTTTATTTATTTAGTTTATTATTATTAATTAAAAAGTTTTGCCATTACTCTATCTTGAGTAGTTAATTGGCGATTAGATGCGAATTTTTGAACTTGTGGAGCTTTTACTTCAGGTGAATGTGTTAATGGTTCAACACTTAATTCAACTTCTTTAGATTTTAAATCTTCATCAGTTTTATCTTCTTCATCAGCAGAAAGTTTTACACCTTTCAATTCAGCGATTTCATTTCTTAATTTTTCAATTTCAGAAAAGAACATTTCTTTAGTGATTGATTCTACAATCTTTTTAGGACTTGCTTCAGCAGGAGCTTCAACAACTTCTTCAGCAGCAGCCTCAACAGCTACTTCTTCTTCAGCTTCAGGCATTTCTTCTTCAGGCATTTCAATAGCTGCAATAATTCCTTCAACGTCTACTTTTAGGATGTTACCATCTTCTAATTTGTATTCGCCTACAGGTACTGCAATTCTATCTTCACCATTAACTATAAAAACAGGCATATCCATTTCGAAAGCATCTGCTTCTAAAATAGTCCCATTATCAAGCTTCATCTGTGCAAGACGCACTTCCATTCCAAGTAACGTCTTGATTTCGTTTAAAACACTCATATTATTTTTATATTAATATTAATATCTTTATAATAAAATAAAAAAAGTTTGTTATAAATTAATTATATTTGTTGTTATAATTTTGAGTTATGAAAAAATGTACAAGATGCAAAATTGAAAAAGCTTTTGATGAATTTTCAAAAGACAAAAATAAAAAAGATGGATTGCAATATAAATGTAAACTTTGCAATAGAGAATATGCTAAAAAATATTATGTAAATAATAAAGAAAATTTATTGGATTATCGTTCTAATTATAGAAATAATAATAAAGAGTATTTTTCTAAATATAGAGAAAACAACAAAGAAAAAATAAAGAAAAAAACAAGAGAATATTTAAAAAATAGAAAAAAAACTGATTCACTATTTAAGTTCACTTGCAATACAAGAAGTTTAATTAGTAATTCTTTTAAACGTGGTAATAATCAATTTAGAAAAGATTCTAAATCAGAATCCATATTAGGGTGTACAATAGAAGAATTTAAAGACTACATAGAAAATAACTTCACAGAAGGTATGTCTTGGGATAATCAAGGTAAATGGCATCTTGACCACATTAAACCAATTTCTTTAGCGACAACAGAAGAAGAAGTTATACAACTTAATCATTATACTAATTTTCAGCCATTATGGGCAGTAGATAACATTTTAAAAAGAAATAAGTATTAAAAAGGGTAGCTATTAAACTACCCTTATATATTTAACCGTTACTTCTAACGATAGTTTTAGTACCATCAACTACAGTTACAGTAGCACCACCTTGTGATACAGTTGAACCAATACCTTGATTCGCTAATTCTCCATCGCAATTTTCAATTGCATATTTTCCATCTTTTCCAAGACATCCACGTTTTCCACCTTTTGGCGAACTTGATTTACCCATAATTTTTATTAGTTTATTTAGCATTAATATTTGTGATTCTGTGTTCTTTGAATAAAATAAATTACATCGTAAATACTTCCTGTGTGCGAAGCTTTTATTTTAACTTCTAATCCATTTGTTACTACATCTTCATCAGCATAGTATTGAAATGTTTTTGCAAATACGTGTTCTACATCATTCCCTTTTGGAAAAGTAATAGTGTCACGAATTCTATCATATGGTGTACCATTTCCACCTTCTAAAAATAAATCTATGTAACCATTAGCGTTAGCTATTTTTGCTTTAAAAGCAATAGTTACTACATATACATCAGCATCAAATTCAGCATATAATTTATTATCGTGATAGTAATCTATATCTGAATGAATATGCGTGTTTATAACATTACCTTTATTGTTAGGCACTACAAATTCAGTAGTAGTAAATGAATAAGGACTTGCACTTGTATATTGTGTTCCATCATATCTTGCCCAACCCAAACCCATTTTATCTGATTGTGGTGGGTAAACTCTTACTTGTTCGTTATTGAATCCCATAAATAAAGATTCATTAGTTACAAGCATAGCACCTTGTTCAATATTTACATTGTCAACTTCATTTTGCGAAGCTTCTTCTACGTGAACCCTGAATGCTGTGTTTTTCATTATAGATTGTGATTTACAATAATTTGTTTAATCTTTTCAATCAATTCTTCTTCTTGTTGTTTTTGCAAACTCATTTCTAATTTGTCTGCAAAATATCCTTCAATAGAAAAACCTTTTACCTTACCTGTTTTTACAAAGTCATTCCAAATAGTATCATTGTTTACTTTCATTGAAACCATCCAAGAACCTACAGGTGCATTTAAGCCATACTTTTTAGATTTATCCATTTCAGTATCTTCTACAATCCAAGACTCAACTACAGACAAATCATTTATCTTTTTTTGGTGTTCTAATGTAGCATTGTTTTGGTTGCTATTCATTAAGAATAACTCACTTGCTTTTTTTACAGTTGCATCTGAAAAGAAAATGTAATATTCATCTTCACCATTACGTCTGTAAATGTTTTTATTTGGAATTAAAGCAGCACCCATTAAGATACGTTTTTCATCATCCACTTTTGCAAGTTGTAATTGTTGATTAAGTGCTATAAAGTTTTCTTCTATTGCAGGAAATTCTACAACAGAAATAGCTTCTACACCACTTAAATCTTCTTTTTCGTCTATGATTAATTCTACTATTCGCATTTTATTTTTATTTATAAATTAAATTATTTGATTTTTGTTAATCTCCTAACGTTGCAGTCTGTACAATATTTCTATCTAAACTTTGTGCAGTTGTTACATCGTTACTTACTACGAATGCTTTTATAGGTGCTTGATTTCCTAAAGTCTGTGCTATTTGATTTTGTCCTGATGTACCTACTACATTAAATTGAGGGGCGGCAGGAGCTGATGGAGATGGAGCAGAACTTCCACCGCTTGGAGCAGTGCTACCGCCTCCTGCACTACCACTTGATAATAGCTGCCTTGCTCTTGCTATATTTCCAATAACTGAAGCAGCGGTTGAGGCGTAAGATACAACCCTTGCAATAGTACCAACCCCGGGAACTAATGGGAAAGCTAATTGCGCAGCAACACCTTCCGCGTTTGCTAATGTGGATGCTTTAGAAATAGCAACAGCAGAATCAATACCGATTTGAGTTAACGCAATAGCTTTAGATATAATTTGACCTGCTTTTGTTTTAGCTATGCCTGACGCTTCTAAACCTGCTATTATGTTGTTTAAGTTTGCTTTTGAGTTTGCAATAGCTTCATCTTTTGCTTTTTGAAATGCAACTTCATCCTCAGCCGCTTTTTTCTTTTTCTCTAAAGCCTTATTTTCTTTTTCCTCTTGCGCAGCGTTTAAAGCATCTGCAACTGCTGTAGCATCGGACAAAACTTTTGCGTCATCTTCAGCTTTTTGTAATGCAGCAGCAACTCTTTGCTCTCTTTGTACATTATCAATCCCAATAAAAAAATCTCTTTCTTCTTGAGCTGCTTTCTCTCTTTCTTCTTTTAGTTTTTTATTGTGCTCTTTTACTGCCTCTAATCTTTTCTCTTCTGCAGCTTTTTTCTTTTCATTCTCTTTCTCTAATGCTTCAGCTCTTTTAGAAGCATTTTCTTTTTCTGTTTTAGTTAATTCGTTGCTACCTTTTTCATATCTATTTTTTGCGTCATTAAAGTTTTTACTAAAACTTGTTACAGAACTTTTGGCATCATTCCAAGCGCCTTTAAAATCACCTGAAATCAATTTGCTAACTGCGGAACCTAATTTACCTAAAGATTGGAATACTGCAGTAACACTTGAATAAACCACTTTAAACGCATCACTAACATAAGGTAATGCTTTTGTAGCTAAATCTACTAATGTGAAAAATAAAGGCTCTACAACTGAGTAAACGCCTTGAAATATTTTTTGTAAACTTGTTAATAGTGGTTGTAGTTTCTTTTGTGCTTTCTCATTATCATTAAATGCTGCTGCTAAACCCGCAACTAAAGACACAATTAGACCTATACCCGTAGCTTTTAATGCTCCGCCAAATGATTGTGTAGCTACTTTTGCTCTATTTAAAGAGGCCCCTAATGCACCAATTGGTCCTCCTGCTTGTTCTAAACTATCAATCCAATCAGAAGATGCATTTTTAGACGATTTAATTTTATCTTCTAAATCATCAATTTGATTATATAACGCTTTAAATTCAGCACTACCTGCAGCAGTATCTTTTAATTGTCTTTTTAACGCTTTTAATTCACTAATAGAGCCTTGTATGTTTGACTTTACCTGTAAATCTACTTCTACTGTCTTTGCCATTTAATTATTCTTTTTATTTGATTAAATCCTTTTCCCCAACTATTAGGCAATTCATATTTGCCTTTGGCTATTTCTATCGTTTCGCTTTGTCCGTAATGGCTATCTAACATTAACAGATTCAATATTTCTTTTATCATAAAGTTCTAAAGTCATTTATTAAACTTAAGTTTACTTCGCCTGAAGTTAAATCTATTTGCATATTATCAATCAAATATCTTGTGTCACGTATTATAACTCTATCGTTCAATCTTAATTTAGTAAGTAAGCTAATAGGAAACATTGCCTTCAAGCTATATCTTCTTGTTTTAAGATTATATATATTAGATAAATAATTATAATAATATACGTTATATAAACTATTTTCAATTGGTGTTAATAACAAAGAACTGATTTCATTACCAAAGTTTAAACTGTAGTTAGTAGAACCAATTAAAGTATCTTGCCCAAAAGCATTATAGTTAGTTACGTTTGTTGTAGTAACACCATACTTCATATAGAAATTACAAGTTTGTAAAGTTCCATAATCATATAATATCATCGGCTTAGGTTGATAGTTTTTAAAATCCTGCTTCAACGCAAATCCTACTTGTAAATTCTGCCCTGTAAATTTGTTAAATAACATATCTTCAAAAGGAAGTGATACATTGTATTCTCCACCATCTGAATCTATATCTGCTAATAAGTTACCATATTCAACACCATTATTAGAAGCAAATGCTACGTTCATAAATGATTCTGATTTTTCGTATTTAAAATTAATCTTCTTAAAAGATTGCAACCTTTCAATATTTAAATCATCACTAATAACGTATTGTGAAATGTCTGTAATAGAACCATCAGCATACCAAGATTCTAATTCTTGTATTTGGTAAATGTTTTCTTCATAACTTAAACAAGTCAAGTTAAACATCTTTAAAATACCACTAAAGAAATCTTCTACTTTCATATCAGGCATATAAGAACCTAAATTCAATACAGCACTTGTTGATTGCGGTGTACTTTGTGTAGCAGTTGCAGGTGCGTAAGATATTACATCAACTGTTAATTCAGAAGTAAACGTTAATACATTTTCAGACTGAATATAAAATTGATATGTACCTATATTTTCAGGTGTATTTGTTGTATAACTAATTAAGTCAAATGTGTTAGTTGTATTTGATGGGTCAGCACAAGGTACTGTAACGTATAAAGAGCCATTCTTATACACTAAAACACTATAGTTAATGTTTGCTACTGTAGCAGTAACATCTAACCTTACAAACGATTGTCTGAATGATGCGGGTGTAGTATATCCTAACACGTCAGAAGAAACGCTAAATTCCCAACCATTAACAGGGAAATCTGCTGCACTATTAAAATTGATTCTATTTAAACCACTTTTAGTTATAAACTTTTCAGCATTCTTTAAATATAAAAAAGCATTTGTAAATCTTGCATCAGTTAAAAAATCACCTTCAAATGTAATGTTATAGTAATCTTCAATAGCATTAAATACTTTAGGCAAACGTAATGCAGGAAATAATTCAGTTGTGTCTATTGCCCAAGCTGATAGTGTTATATTATCAGTAGTTCCTGTACTTTGCCAAACTCGATTTGAACTAATCAAAGGGAATTTAACATCATTAGTTACACCACCTGAAACTCTACTAACTACATCCGCTCCACTATAGTCTATATTGTAATCTGAAAAGTCTAAATCAAATAATTTCTTACCCGCAAAAGTATCCTTTAATGAAACCAATGAACCGTAAAAAGTAAGCGTATAATTTTCAGGCCTGCTATCTTTAACAGTTGCCTTTTCTAATTGTATCTTACCTTTTCTAAATGGTATAGTATCTAATTCAATATAAGCATCTTTCCTTTTTCTTGCATCGTAACCATTATCTACAGAATTATTGTACCAATGGCTAAATATTTTATTGTTATTTTCAGATGCGGGTACAGTGAAAGATTGACTAAAGTCAGTTCTTACTTTTGAAATGTCAGAAATGTCTTGAACTGAAGATGTAATAGAAATCTTTTCATCATCAAATAATTCAACCCTTCTTGCTACATTGTCTATGTAAATATATAATCCTACTGATACCATTAAATTACGTTATTAATTAAGTTAAATGCATAATCAAATTCTATTTCATAATTGATATTTCTATCTATCAATGAAGTTTTTAATGTAGTACCTTGTGTTTTAACTTCTACAGGTAAACCATCTAATAAAACAGTTTCACTTAATAGTAAATCTTGGATTAAATCCGAATAGTTTTCAGGAACAAACCCTGAACTTAATTTGATAGACTTCTTTCCGTTTATATTAAATGATTTAGTTTGCCCTTTAGATACGTTATAATTAATTGCGTCTTGTAATAAGTTAGAACTACTACCTTTAACATTTATGTTTTCTATTTTAGTCTTAAAAAACGTTAAGAATTGCCATCCACCAAAACGATTAATATAAGAACAAATTACAGGTGAATATTTAGGTTCACATATTGGCGTAACTCTATACACAAAAGTAGTTTCATTATATGCTATTGTAAGTGTATTTCCTTTGTTGTATTTAACGCTTGTAGTTGATAATGGAATCTTTAACATTCCTTTAGTTTCTGTATAGTTAACTACTACTTCATTTCTACCTCTTAAGTCTTTATAGGTTGCAGTTATAACATCACCACTTTCAGGATTGATTAATACGTTAACATACGGAATAGATTTGTTAATGTCGTATTTAACTTCTTTAGCATTATCTGATAATAGCATAAAAGTATTTGACGCATTGGTGTAATTGTACCCATCAGTAAAAGCAGTATATCCATTTGTGCCTAAATAAATAACTGTGTCTATTAAAGTGTAAGAACCTATTGAAGTTTCTTTATATCTTTTCACTTGCACGTTTGCCCACATTGTAGTAGAATCTGTTTCTCCCGCAGCATATATAGGTGCTACATTATCAATGTATTCTTTTACGAATGGACTAATATTGTAAACGTTTTCAGTTTGAGTAACCGAAGCAATTGATTTACTGAATGTGTAAGTTGCAGGTGTTGGTGCTGAACCTGTACCATTCCAAATTCTTAACTCTATTTTAGAACCAACTTGACCTGATTCATTTACTGTTATGAAGTAAGGACTTCTTGAATATATTATCATTTTGTATTTGTTAAATTATAATCTACTATTGTATCTACATCTTGACTAAATGCTTTCATTAAATCAGTATCTATGTATTTCTTGTAACCTGCTTCAAATGGTTTAGTGAAGAATAAACTTGGTTTAATTCCTTTGTGAAAAATAGAGCGAGTAATAAGATACCCTGTCTGCTCGTAACTCATAAACTTCCCATTCTCTTTGTTGCGGAATTGAAAACCTTTCGCTTTTACCCATTGTAATATTGATTTAGTTAAACCACCTTTTTTACCTGTACCACTACCAAATCTAAAAGGACTATTTGGAGCTTTCATAGAACTTGATTTACCTCTTACACCTTGGTCTTGGAATTGTCCATATTCCGCCATAGAAAAGCCCACAACTGAATAGTTATTTTCGGTAAGTATTTCACCTTTCAAACTATTATATAGTTCTTTAGAAACGTTCTTACCACCTTTAGTAAGATTACTTCTTGATTGTTGAATCACATAATCCCTAAAGCGTTTTAATACATCGTTTACATTTTGTAATTCGTTAGCCATTTAGCAAATAGTCATATCATTAAAAGTCATTACATCAAAGCTGATTGTAACACCTGCAATCTTGTTTTCAAATCTGTCTACAAAGTATTCAATGTTAGCTGAATTGTTAGTTAATTGAAAACCATCATCATATAAATCACCTCTATTTAACATTTCAAGCAGTCTTCTTGCAACCATTTCTTGTGTATGCAATACATCTTGCTCGTTGTCATTACCTCTAAATAAATCAGTAGTAGCTTCTTTTGATTCATCTACGATATCCATACACAATACAGAAACGTTGTAGTTAAAAGTCTTTCCGTTATAGTTAGCTGAATTAATCATTATATGCGACAAAGGGAATATAGTCTGCTTGTTTAAATCAATCTTGAATATATCACCAATGGTAACAGTATTTACAAAAGCATCATCATCCAGTTGGTTTTTAATTGCTTGGCTTATTTCGTAAAATCCTTTCATTATTTATTATTATTTATTAGTTTCATTTCTATTTCTGTTTTCTCTTTTTCAAATGTTAGCCAAGTTAAACTTTGTGTGATTGGTAACTTGGAAACTTCATCAAATCTTCTAACGTTTCCTTGAGCAAGAGCATAGATACTTGAATACCATCCCCAACGTTTTCCAAATTGTGCTTGGTCAGAATATTCTGCACTTCCTGATTCCCCTCCAAATAGTTTATCGTACTTTTCAATAAGTCGTTCCCTAAATTGTAAAAAAAAACCATAGCACCTAAAACTACATCTAATGGAGCGTGTCGCATTACATCAGCATACGTCACAGAACCTTTGTATTCTTCTATCTGATATTTGTTGCCTAACTTATTTGTAATCGGTCTATATAATACTGCCATTGCATTATGCATTGTATCCCAATCAGTAATGTATGTATCTAAATCCATATACTCACCCGTAGACATTTCGTCAAGGTTAGGTATGAATCCAAACTCTACACCACCCATTTTAAAGCGTTGTATAAAGTGATTCTCCTTTGTGAATAGATTATTAATGTTTGCAGTTATTTCAGCTACATCTTTATATCTAATAGAAGCTACATCTTTTAAATCTATACCACAAAATAATTGCACCATCTTCTGTTGCAAGAATTCGCTTTCTTCATTGTCTTTTGCTATTGATAAAAACTTTTGATACTGTGCAAGTTTAATATCGTTTAGCGTTGTTGGAATTGTTAATTCTATTTTCATTCGTATTTGTTTTAGTTATAAATAAACATTTTCTATTATTGTATTAAACACAAAAAAGGCAGCCATTTCTGACCGCCTAATTAACCAACATATTTAAAACTTAATCTTCTGCTTCAGCTTTCTCACATTCTTTTGAGCAATGTGCTTTTTCTGAAGGATTCCCACAATAAGAGCAAATGTATTCAGGTTGCTCATTTGGATTTAAAAAATCATACCATTCCATAGTTATATTTGTTTAATGTTAAGGCAAATATATAAAATTTAATTATATAACCTTAAAATAAAATTATTTTTTAATGCTATACCCTTAAATACTCTTGTGCTACTTGATACATCTTTTGCATCTTTTTAATCTCACCAATGTTTCTTGGTAAGTTAATTACTACTTCAATACCTTTGATGTGATGAATGTAGCATTGTATAGTAGCTATTATTTCCCCGTAACTCATTTAGTAAACGTAATATGTTCCTTTGTTTGGATTCTCTAATTGATAACTAACTGAATACCTTAATGCATCTAACAAGTGATTATGTGCGTCTATAGGTGTATTAGATTTCTTTTCCAACCAACAGTAGTTATTCAATTCCTTGATTAAATTAATTGATTCAGGTGTAACTATCAAATCATAATCTTGTAGCAAAGCTATTCCATAAGTAACAGAACCTTGACCTTTTATAGCAGGTACTATATTTAATCCTGCAGCTTGTAGTTCTGAAATCAATCTTGGTTCAGCAGAATCTGCTACTATCAAACTATCTAAACAGTGTTGCTTGTTTAATTGGTATATCTGCGATGTAGTTAATGCAGGTAAAGAAAACCTTTCGTTAATGTATATCTTCTTATTAGCACTATCTATATTGCATTCTACTAACGTTGTAGGGTCATTACTAAAACCAAAATCCTGACCGAATATACTTTTACCTACTTGCTTATATTCTCCTATCGTCCAATTGTTAAATATTACACCTTCAGCTTTATCTAACCATCCACCAAGAATTTGATGCTTGTACTTTTCAGGTCTTCTTTGTTTTATATTTTCTATTTGACTAATAAAAGATTCTGATAGGTTTTCTATGTTATCTAAATATGTTGTATGAATGTAAGTAGTATCACCTTTTACTAAATTGCTTCCTGCTTGAATTCCTTTGTCTTCAAAGAACTTCTTATATATGAAGTGTTCTTTTGTTGCAGGATTCAATACAAGTAGCACTCTATTCTGTACACCTTTAGTTCTAATACTGAAGTCAATCTTTTCAAATACTTCTTCATCTGTTAGTTCTTCAGCTTCATCCAATACCCAAGTAGTTACACCTGCCAAAGATTTAAGTGATGCAGTCTGTGTTCCACTACTCGTTTTAATACCTTTAAAGATGATTTTAGAGCTTGTTTTAAGATTTACTATTTCATCTTTGGTAATATAAAAATCGTTGCTTAAATCAGCTGATTCTATCTTATCAATAAACTCCGGAATGATAGACACATTTGCAGATGTCAAAGTGTAACGTGTAAATAGTATAACGTGTCCTACTTCATAAGTTAACAATAGCAGAAACGAGTTCAAAGAATATGATTTCCCTGAACCCCTTCCGCCTGTTATTACAAAGTACCTACTATCTGAACCTAATAGATTGTATTTGTTATTTAGACTTATCAATTTTGAATATATCTTTTATATTGAAGTCGTTAATATTGTGAGTAGTTTCAACTATTTCTTTTGGTTTGCCAAATATATGTTCAGCAATAAATAATTGACCACGTTGTGATTCCATTAAAGTACCTTTGACAAAAGCTATCTTTGTTTCGTCTTCAGTTTCTTTATTGTATAATTCCTTTAATGCTTGGATAAAAATATTGTTTACCTTTTGTTCTTCAACTTTAGATTTTCTACCTGCAGTTTTATGACCACCGTTGTTTCTTCTTTTATCTTCCATATTTAAAAAAGTTATTATTATTAATTCTATAATAACTATTATCTATAGTTGTTAAATGTTTCGTTGTAGTATTGTTCTGCTTCGTCAAGATATGTTGTTTTAGAATAAGTAATTAATTCTGATGGAGCAGTTAATCTCGCATCAATAATCTGTTGCTTTTCTAATTCTTTAGCTTCTTCAAAATATTCTTCAGCCCAATTAATAAAGTTTGCGTTACTATTTTTAAATTTATCCATTAAAAAATCTACTGCTGTCATAGTTTATTTTTTTTAAGTTCTTTTAGTATTTGCGTTAATAAATATATCACTATACATATATTAAAAGATATTCCAATTAGTATTATTTCCATAATTATTTATTTATAAATTCATATTCATCTTTGTATTTCTGCAAACCATTAGGTCTGTTATTCAAAGCTAAAGATAATGAAGAACGATTGATTCCTGTTTCCCTGCATAGTTGAATCATACCACTAAATACTTTACCATCAGATTTTCTCCTGATAGGTTTCATCCTATGTGATTGTTCTTGCTGCATCTTTAAACTTTTATCAGATAGTTCTACAAAGTCAAGTACTTTCTTTTTGTTTTTGTAATCGTTACCTTGTTTAATTTGATTTAGATTATAATAGTCTATTGCTTCCCATTTAGGTTTAGGTAAGTCCCATAAGTAAGATGTGTTATCGTTTCTTAAAATTTCTATTATTTCTGTTATCTTCATAACTTTTCTATTTCTAATTTTACATATAGCCACCAATCACGTCTTTTTGTGTCGTGTGACCAATATTCATTCAATATCTCATCAACTGATATTAATGCACATTGTATAGCCTCGTCAAACTCAACAGGTAGATTAAAATATTTATCTACTAACTCTTTTGCTTTTTCTTTCGGTGTCATAATCTTATATTTTTATTCATTGTATAGAATGCTTCTAATCGTAAAGTGATTAATTCGTGTTGTTCAGTTCCTTTAGTAGCTTCTAATAGGTTGTTTAGGTTTTCAATTATTTTGTATTCGTATCTTGGTTGATTCAATTGCTTTTCTAAATCGTGCAACTTCTGTTTAAAGATATCTTCTTGTGATAGTTCTTGTTCTACTTCGCCACCCAATAGTTTTAGTATTAAATTCTTGCAATCTAATATCTTTGCATTGTAGTTTTCATATATAGGAAAGTTCTTTAATGCGTGTACAACTGTAGCGTGATTCATATCAAAGTCTGCAGCTATTGATTGTAAACTTCTTTTAGTGTATATCTTTCTTACTAAATAGAAGTATAATGCTCTTGCTTCTATTATTTCTCGTTTCCTGCTTTGTTCAGATATATCTACTCTTAATTCTTTTAAGATTAATTCTTTTATTTTAGTTTCCATAGTTTTATAATATTCCTCTTAATACATATTGGTTTAAATCTACTGCTTCATTCTGAAAAAAGTATTTGTAATTTGCAATACCTTGTTCAAGTTTGTCTTTACCTTTTTGATAAAAGTCATCACTACATTCAAAGATTCCAATGTCTAAACTACCTTTGTCAATACATACAAATATGAATTCATCTACTCCAAACATTTCTTTGTACATATAAGCTTGTAAGTCATAACTATATTTGTCTGCTGAATATCTAAATTCGTTTAATCCTGTAGTAGTTTTTAAGTCTATTATTTGATTGCCTCTTAAAATATCTGCTTTGGCTCTAAATGGTATTCCATCTATCATAGCTACTTCAGGTATTTCAAATTCTGCACCCATAAAATAACTTTTAGCTTCATTGTTTTTTAGTATTGCATCTGCTAATCTTTCAGCATCTCTTAATTCGTTTGTAGTGTAAACGTTTTGTTTTTCTTCTACTGCAAGTTTGTATTCTTTTGCTGCTTTAGTTTTGCAATCTACAAATGTAAAGTCATCTATCTTATTAGGTTCAAGTATCAGTGTATGGAATAGTTTACCATCTCTTAATGGTTGAGTTTCTGCTTGTCCGTATTTTGTAACGTACTTATATGTTTTAGGTGATTTAAGCACCATCTTTAGACTTGATGAAGATAATGCTTGTTTACCTAAATACCCATAATAGAAGTCATCATCGTACATATTATCTAATAGTTCTTGTTTGTCCCAAATCTTGTTATCGAATGTTTTAATTTTGTCCATATCTTATTCTTTAAAATTATTTTTATAAAATTGTTTACCTGATATTGATTTACCTTTTAAAGCATCAATACTTCCATAGTCATAAGCATTAATAATCTTTTGCTTTTCATTTTCTTTAGCTTTTTCAAATAAACCTTTAAACCTAATTTGTTGTTCAATTTCTGAAAAATGAACTATTAAATGATTTTGCAACCATTCAACTGCTGTTTGTGTTTTAATTTTTTCTTGCATCTTGTATAATTAAGTCGTAAATGTAATAGTGTGTTTGTATATCTCTTTCAGTTGAATCTATCATTGCCATAAATTGGTCATCATTTATTTGTGCGTTGAAGTATTCGTGGTATATCCATTGCAAGTCACGTTCTAAAGATTGTATCTTACTGAATATTTTTATTGTTGCATCTTCATTCATATATTGTTATGTTGTTTAGATTAGTCATTGTTTCTTCATAGTTTAGAATGGTATCTATTTCTTGTGTAAAATAAGCTGATTCATTCCAATCTTGTTCTAAAGCTGATAGTACTGCTTTTAGTTTAAGTGCTGCGTAATCGTTTTCTAATGTTTCTAAAACGTAGATTACATTTTCTAATTCTGTTTTGATTTCTTGCTTTGTCATAGTGTTTGGTTTTAAATGTTATACAAATATAAACAACTTATTTACATAAAAAAATAAATTATTAAATTTTAACAAAAAAAAAGGATAGCTAATTGCTACCCTCTAATTTTAGTTTTATAATCTTTCTATAAACTGCGTTAACTCTTTCGCTATTTAAACCCCTGTTATAGTTAAACTTCATTACACGTAATATTCTTTGTAGTGGTGATTGTTTCATAGCTATAGTCTTTTAAGTTTTTCTAAATACAAAATTAAATCCATTGCTTCTTCTTGTGCGTGGTTTATCCATTCTTTGTCGGTTAAATCTTCACGGTCTAATGTAGTATTGTATTTCTTTATTCCTACTTCACTACGTTGTTTAAATTTATTAATTACTGATTGCACTACACTATCTTTAATTTGTGTTTCAATCCATTCTGACATTGTATCTTTTACTTTCATATCTTATAATAATTTACTTTGGTTAATATATAATTCCATAATCTTTTTTGTTGCTTCGTATTCGCTAAACTCTACCTTCTTATTATTCTCTTTCAAATAGATTACATTTTTATAATCACTTGGAATGTATTTAACTATGTAGAATCTTTTGTTGGTGTTTGCTTCTAATGAATAAGCTACGTTTCTTTTAACACAATACACCATAGCATTTACCTGTGTGTAATGTGGAGAGTAGATTTCTATTTTCTTTTTAGCCATATATCAAATGCTTTATAAAAAAAAATTACTATCATACACGATACCCATCCTAAAAAATATTCCATTATTCTATTCTTAAAAATTCAGCTTGACCATATTCTAAAAACCATTCTTTGTTTTCTCTATACTTTTCAATAACTGCATTAATCATTACAAGTTCATCTAAATCTGAAGTAGTTAATTTTATAACTATATCTTCAATGCTGTTTAGAATGTTTGTAGTCATTTCTGCATCTGCATCATATATCTTTCTATATTCATCAAAAACAGTTGTTTCGAGCTGACTATTCACTTTGTTAAGTAAATGCTTTAAAGCACCGTTATATTGCTTTGTGTAGCGTAAATTTTCATTACATTCTAAAAGAAGCTGTGATAGTAATACACTCTTTAAATATTCTAATTGTATTGGATTATTGTTCATCTGAAAATATTATTAAATAATTATTTGGAACTACTGCTATTGTTTTTATTCCGTTAAAAAGAACAATAGACTTTTCAACTATATCAAACTTATCAAAATAAACTATTTGTATTGGTTGTTCATTGTAATATATTATTGCTTTTCTCATAATTTAAGTGCTTGGTTAATTTCTAAATATGCTACTTCTTTTTCTATTCGTTGTGTGTTGTAGAATTGTGTTGTAGCAGGGTTCTTTGTGTTTGTTTCAAATGTTGGTTCTATCTTATGTAGGTTGAAGCTGAATACTCCTTTTGGTGTTGAATTAATATATATAGGAATATCTAAATGCTTTTCACATTCTTCTATCATTGCAATATATTTTTTCTTTTCAAGTAGAAGTGTATCAAAGTGTCTTGTCCTACATTTTAGCTCTATTCGATGTCCTGTGGCGGGACTATAACAATCCCACCTTGACATCTGATTTTTAGACTTAACTAAATCAAAGTAAACATTTTCTTTGAGATAGTTAAATAAATCTATTTCTTTCCAATTATTCATTTACTTGGTATTCGTTAAATACCTTTCGCAAATCGTTGATAATATCCCTCCAACAAGAAGCACAATTACTATCGTCTAATTTAACATCAAAAACTCTCAAATAAATAGATTGTATTTGCCATTGTTCATTTGGTGTTAAACTTCCTTTTTTTGGTGACACAAAAGGCTTTAACGCTTCATATTCTGATTCAGTCAAACAATTAACTTTTCTTCTGTATGGAATTAAACTATTAAGTTTAGCTTTTCTTTCTTCGCATTTGCAATCTACACCCGTAACTTTGCTAAATGTTTCTACAACCTTTTTAAGTCCTGTTGCTTCTGTAATTTGCTCAATAGTATCTCCTAATCCTTGAGCTTTTTTTCTTCCTTTTGCCATTAGTACATCATATTATAATCGTTAGTAATATATTCTTGATAGTCAGATTCAAACTTTTCTCTTAACTTTTCTTTATAATTCTTTATAGAATGAAATATTGATATTAAGCTGATTGTAGTTCCTTTTGCAATATCACGCATTGACATTCCTGAATCACGATATAGTTTAAACAACTTTCTATCGTAGTCGCTCCAATTCTTTATTTCTTCATCAATAAGCAAACAAATGTCATTATAAGCTTTATGTTCTTCTATGTTAGAATCGTCAAATAATTCCCAACATCCATCAAAAGATACTTTATTAACCTTTTTCTTTTTGTTGTAATATTGATAAAATAAAGAACGTAATGTGAAATATACGTAACCTTTTCTTACTTCACCATTTACATCTAATATTTTAGAAGCATCTGCATACTTCCACAAGGCTATATAAGTTTCTTGAACCAAATCTTCAGCTACTTCATATTCTCCAAAAGTATGAATAACTTTTACCCATTCATCGTGATGCTGTGCTACTTTAGCTAACCATTGATTACTCATAAGTTTGCCAAGTAAAAGTAAAAGCTACAAATAATAATACTACCTGAACTGTATGGTAGATTTCAGCTCCATCACTTTCTCTATCATATAAAGAACCAAGCATTACTCCCATAATAGGACTTATAATCAATTCACCATTGAATTGCTGCATTGCTAATACACTAAAGTAAAGCAATAATAAAAAAATAAAAACTCCTGTAATCATTACATATATAATTTACCATTAATAATAGCTTCTTTCTTCTCTGATTCTATTGGTCTAACTTGTAATTTAATATTTATATGTGTAAGGTTTGTATCTTGATTGTATATTTCTTTTACTGCTTCTGCAATTTCAGTAAAATGTATTTCGTTTTCTAATTCTAATAAATCTTCTATTTGTTCTAACTTAATAAGCATTTCCTGAACAAGTGAAAACATTACTTTGTTGTCACAGAATATCAATCCTGTTCTTAAAGCAGAAGATTTTAATTCCTGTATTTGTGTTTTAATAGTTGTTCTCATTTTTCAAATATAATTAAAAGTTATTAACAATTTAAAATACTCCTTTAAGTGGGTCGTAAACTGCTCCTTCTACTTGTGGTAGACCAAATTTGTTAACAGTAAAACTAAATGTTTCAAACGATGCATTACGACTCCTTTTACAGCTTACAGTTACTAAGTCTTTGTTTACTGTGTTAAGTTCTAATTGTATTTGTGTTTCTGTTTTCTTTTCTAAAAAGCTTCCTAAATGTCCTGTAGGTTTATCTGAACCAAAGTTTGAGTGTATAACAGTTATAATATGGCAATTTAATTCTTTTGAAAACTTCATAAGCTTTTGAACTAAAGCATTGCTTTCTTCTATATTGTTAACATCTGAACAAAGGTCCGCTACTCCATCTATTATTACAAGACCAACTTGTCCTTCTTCAACCTTTTGATATAATACGTATTCTATTAATTCTAATCTTTCTTTGTAGTCTAAACTTCGCAAAGAATATGTTAAATATCTTTCATCATTTATACCTGTCATATCAATTGGTCTTCTAAATACCCTTTGAGAATGTGGTACAGACTGCTCTGTATCAAAATGAATTAAATATTTATTATCTCTAAAACTTTTTATATCACCACCAAATGTATCTAAATAACCATTCTTTAAATATATTGCACTCAATAAAGACATAAAAAAAGTCTTTTTGCTTTTAGGCGGTGCTTGTATAAAAGAAAAGTTCCCTTTTGTTCCTATTGGAATAGGTACTTCTGTTACTCCATCTTTACTTATATATTGTTTACTTCCTAAAGATAATACAGGTTCAGGAAAAGCTACTTCTTCTAATGGATTTACTTTACATTCATTTTCTGCAAATTCTAATAATAATCTTTTAGCATCATCATCTATTTTCTTCATATTAATGTTAATTGTTTTTCTAATACTTTACTACTTTTACTTAAATTATCTTTTGCCCATAAAGGTTGAAAGTTAGTATAGTGATTAAGTATTAATATTTCTTCTTCTGATTTTGCACTTGCTATTGGTATAATATGGTCAAGATGCCATTCTCCGTGATTATCTAAAGTCATACCTTTTGTAAACTTAGATTGAATATAGTTTTTAAATTCTTCAATACTACAACCAAGTATTAATTCTGTTCTTTGAGGTTTTTTATATCTATTTTGTTTTCTATTAAAACTACTCCTAACCATATTTCTAACTTTTCTACCAAAAGCAAAAATACTATCATTCTTGCATTTTTTATCTTGATATTCAGTTATTTTTTTAATTATTTTAGTTTTATTTTCTTGATAATATTTTTTCTTATAATTATCTTTTATTTCTTTATTTGCTATATAGTAAAGTCTATCATATTCTATTCTTTTTTCTTTAACAGAATCTCTATATTTTTTTTGACAATCTTTACAATCAGGTCTATAACCACTTGATTGTTTTTTGTCTTTTGGAAAATAAATAAAATCTTTTACTTCTTTACATTTTGTACAAACTTTCATCTTTTATAATTTAAAAAGGGTGCAGCGATATCCCTTTACTGCACCCAATTAATTTTAGAAAGGTAAATCTGATGCTGCAGCTGCAGTCACAGGTTGTTCTTTCTTTACTGCTACGATGTTTCCATCTGTCCAAACTACTGACCCGTTACCGATATAGTTTTTAGCTTTTTTAGCTTCACGTTCTTCTTTAGTTTGTGAATCTGTTAAAGAAACATTTTGTCCGAATTGATTTGCTTCATCATTAATTCCAATAGTGAAATTATAATAAACTGCTCCATCTTTTCCTGCAACAAATTTTTCTTTTGGTAATTTGTCTACTCTTAAACTTACATTAATTAATGCACTCATAATATTTGTTTTTTACTTTGCCTACCTTTTTTTCCTGTTGTCAGCTATTCAGTTTTAATTATTTTACTTTTAGTAATTCGTCTTTAACTGCTTTGGCTAATTTATACTTTTTTTCAATAGCTTCTATATTTCCACCACTTTTTA